GGGTGAGTTGTAACTGGGAACTTTCAAGAAGTGTTCTGGTACACAAGCCTTCTCACCTTTGAGTAATTTTTTCAAGTTACTCTCGATTGACATACTTACTTATTGGTAAGAAGTTATTTTCAACTTACCAAGAAGGGATTTTTTAAAATATTTTTATTTTTTTGATTTATTTACTCATCGACCTCCTCGATCTCATCCTCTTCCTCAACGTCATCGACCTCCTCAGAAGGTAGATCGAGACCCTGGAAAGCGAAAGAGGGAAGCTTGACCGATTGCTCAAGTAGAACCTGTTGGAGTCGAATAGTGACACCAAACTTGTTATCAATAAACCAAATCTGGTTGAAATCAACGATGGCCATACACTTCTGACCCTTCTCAACCGTATCCAAGGGAACCTGTTCCTTCTGAATACTGTACGTCTCGGGGACGAATGAACCATCGGGCTTAGTGAGAACCTTTAGCTTGATAGTGGAGGGGTACTGCTCCTTACCAGGGCGAACCATAGGCTTGTAGAGAGCTTGCTTGAGAACCTCAACATTGAAGTCCTTGCCGAGCCACTCCTTAGAGTTTTCAGCGACTGTGTTTACGATGATCTCATCGAGAGCCTTGAGCTTGTCATGAAGCTCCATCGCCTCGGTGTTATCGGGGTCGAAAGACAGGTCAAGAGAGTAAGAAGTACGACCAGTACCCTCATCGGTGAAAGCACTCAGACCATACGGAGAGCGCATGAAAGGGAATTGAATGTAGAGCTTTTTGTTGTCGCCGGCGTTGAGATAGACGGCCTTACCGCCATTCTTGTTTTTACGAAGTTTCGAAAAGTTTACAGAAGAAGTAGTGAAATCGGAGGAGCGTTGGATAGAGAGCGACATTGTAGTTGGTTATATCTATACAAGGCGATCAAACTTTAAGTAGGTTTTTTTTGTTAATTTATAGTAACTATTTAAGATGGGTTTATTTAAAGATTGTGGTTGTGGATGCAACGGTAAAAAACAACAGGATAGACTGGTCATCTCTATCATTTCCGCTCTTACATTTTTCGTGATTGCCAACCCAGAGACTTTTCGTATTGTCAGGCGGGTCTTAGGATCCAGGATCGCCACCCCTACCGGGTGCCCCTCCACATTAGGCCTTGCGGTTCATTCCGTCGTATTCATGTTTGTCGTATGGGGTATGATGAACATACCAAGGGAATCACCATGTGCGAAGAAAGCGAAGAAGGGTTCTAGGACTGTGTTAGAAGCCCCTAAGCCCATGGTTGAGGTAGATGTTCCTCAACCCGAATTCTCGGAACCACATGTAGAGATGGGTGACAGTGGTCTCCAGTTAGAACCCCAGGGTCTCGATTCCGAAGGCACCCTTTTCAAGTAAATTTAATTCATGCATTTTCCAGTCAATTTGGGTAAATTGATAGTAAAATGTTTAAAACTCTTCATCAAATCCAATTTCATCGGATGTATCGTCCATTTTTCCATAATCACCTACCCGTTTCTCAAAAAAGTTTGTCTTCCCATCGAGAGATATATTTTCCATGAAGTCGAAAGGGTTCTTTGAGTTCCAAATGGTAGGTTGTCCAATCTGTTTAAGAAGACGATCAGAGACATATTCGATATATTCAGACATCTTATCAGAATTCATACCGATGAGGTTACATGGCAGTGCATCCAAAATGAAGTTCTTCTCGATTTCGACAGCCTCTTTTATGATAGAGTGAATCGTTTCAGTTGATGGTTTATTCCGAAGTTGTTTGAACAACTCAACCGCAAACTCTTGGTGAAGACCTTCATCCCGAGAGATGAGTTCATTACTGAAGCAGAGACCGGGCATGAGACCCCTTTTCTTTAGCCAATAAATAGCACAGAAACTACCAGAGAAGAAGATACCCTCAACACAAGCAAACGCAAAGAGACGCTCAGCGAAAGAACGGGTTTTAGTATCGAACCACTTCATGGCCCATTTTGCCTTTCTCTCGATACAGGGTACAGTTTGAATAGCTTCGAAAAGTTGTTTCTTTTCAGCACCGTCTTTGATGTATTTGTCAATAAGTTTAGAGTACGTCTCACCGTGAACCATCTCATTGTGACACTGATAAGCGTAGAAGGATCGTGCCTCAGAGATTTGTACCTCATCAGCAAAATTATTGTTGATGTTTTCGAAAACTATACCATCGGAACCCGCAAAAAATGCAAGTATATATTTTATGAATTTTTGTTCGTTATCATTCAGGGTTTTCCAGTCATCCATATCACTAGAGAGATCCACTTCTTCTGCAGTCCAATTGGACATTTGAGCCTTCTTGTAAAGTTCCCAGAGTTCGGGGTACTTCAATGGGAATACAGTAAATCGATTTAATGTTGGGTTCAAAATTGGTTCGTATTCGTCTTCTATGTAGTCCTGAAATTCAAAATAGTTTCCGATGAGACGACCGTCAATAGATATTTGAGGGTAAGTTGATACCGAGCCACCGCACACTTCCTTGAGCTCTTCCTTGTCGACCATGATTTTTTCAAAATCGAAACCCTCCGATTCACACAGGGTTTTAGCATGGTCACAATACTCACAACCTTCCTTCGAATAAATAATAACTTTCATCTGTGATATTATCCCTTATTATTTTTTGTCCGAAAACTCTAAGCATGATTGTGCCCTCTGAAATAATTGAAAATGATATAGTCAAAGTATTAGTAAACGAAGACGGAGTCGAAGACGAAATGTATGGTATTGTTGGTATGAATACAGGCAATACCATCGGCCTGAGATATCTCAATCCCACTGAACTCTTTTATAAGAGTGCATGTGTATATGAACTAGAACAGGAGACCCTCTCACCCGTACCCTATGAAAGTTTAATGGAACATTACCCAAGTGGAACTCGTTTCGAAGATCTCGAGATGAAAGCATTGGGTATCGGTCAGTATGTCATGTACTCTGAAATTGATGTAGAAGACGCAGACAGTGATCTATATGACGAAGGTGGTGATGAAGAATCTGACCTCGATGGCTTTATCGTATCAGACAGCGAAATCACCGGCCAGGACATCCCTTTACCCCCGGGGCATCAGGCTATTGATAAAGAATGGAATGCATGGGAACCCACCACATCGGGTGGTAAAAGTTTTAAAGAGACTGTCGATATGATTGAAACGAATTTACGGCACCTAAGTACTTCTGCGTAATTTGCTTTTTAAAAAAAGCACCGTCAATCATACCAAGATGCTGGCTGCTATATGGTCTGACATAGACCGTCTATTACTAAATACAAAAGAAAATGAAGAAAAGCCAGTGAATATAAATTTTTGTCGTGAATGCTCAGGTGTTAAGGTATATTCCCGTGAAGGATTACCTACGTGTTCGGAATGTGGTCTCGTTGATTCCTATTTTATAGATGAGAGCGCAGAATGGACGAGTGGTATGACAGACGATGGAAAAGTAAATGATCCAGCTCGATGTGGGAACCCAAATGCAAACCCAGAACTCTTTTCTCAAAATTGGGGAAAGGGAACGGTTATTTCCACACAACGAGGCTCTACATACGAAAACAAACGTATGGCTAAAATCAATTTTCACATGTCGATGAATCATCGGGATCGGTCATTATTTCATGCATATAAGGATATCGATGAAGCGTGTCACACACTTCCTGATGCGGTATTGAAAGATGCGAAGATGATGTACAGGAAATTCAATGAGGGAAAACTTACACGAGGTGCGGTGCGTTTAGGTATCAAAGCAAACTGTGTTTTATACGCATGTCGTCTCGCGAAGGTTTCTCGAACGACCAAAGAGATTTCGGATATGTTTGGGATTCAATCCAAGGATGTGAGTAGGACTACACAGATGTTCAAAGATATTATCATGGGTGCAACTGAAAAGAATTATGTGACGAAAGCTTTCGATGTTATGAATAGACTTTTGAATTCATTTGAAGTGACACGGGAAGAGCGTTTGAAATGTATAAACATGTGCAACACTGTGGAAGATTGTGTAGAACTCATGAGTAAAACACCGAACAGTGTAGCTTCATCCATTATTTATATGGTTTTGAAAACTAAAATTTCCAAAACGGAGATGTGTGAACGATGTGCGGTATCAATACCAACATTGAATAAAATAGAGAATATTATAAAAAAATACTTAGAGGTTAAAGGTCATACTTAACATATGACCAAGGTATTTCTATCTACCCCATGTTATGGTGGGTTATGTTTGGAAAAATATATGTCTAGTATGATCAAGCTTCAACTCCTTCTCATAAAGGAAGGAATTCAGATGTACCTTGATACTACTGAAAATGAATCACTCGTTCATAGAGCGCGGAATGTATCCGTCGGTCGTTTCATGCAGAAAACTGACTGTGATTATTTTATGTTCATCGATGCAGATGTCCATTTTGACCCCGAGGCTGTCGTTCGACTCATAAAGTCTGGGCACGATCTTTCGGTCGCATGTTACCCAAAGAAGGTTGTGATGTGGGATCAAGCAGCGTCGGCGGTTAAAAGTGGAGATGAACGCGATATGTCTATGCTTTCGTCGAGTCTCGTCATCAATTTTGGTGCACAGAATCGTCCAATCAAAGATGGATTTATAGAAATTCTAGACGGTCCAACTGGTTTCATGATGATTAAACGATCAGTGTTTAAGACACTCGAAGAGAAGTTTCCGGAACTGTGGTGCAAGAATGATCATCAGAACAGGGATTTTGATGAATATCACGCAGCATTTGATTGTATGATCGACCCCGTGACTCGTAGATATTTGTCTGAAGATTATGCGTTCTGTAGGCGGTGGCAACAGTGCGAAGGTAAGATTTACGCGGACGTGAATACAACCCTTGGACACGTAGGAAATCTACCATTCGGTGGGTGCCTTAATGATAGGCTTAAGGTTTAGAATATATAATAACACATGAATCTTGTTACCATCATAACGACTCGCTCAAAATCGTGTTCAGTAAAAACTCTCCATGCTATTCTTCGACTTAATATGAGATGCCTCCAAAGGAATATTAATAATGAAATTACATACGTGATAGATGACCCATACGCAAAGGCTGAAGCTGTTCAAAAATATATAAAAACACACGACCGTATCGTCTTCATAGATTTTGGGATTGGTATCGATGATGAATCCCTTGATCAAATTTTCCAGCCACACGACACGGTGGGTTGTCTCGTTTTCCCGGGTGTAAATGAGGGAATTGACTGGGATATGTTCAAGGAGAAGATCAAATCAGATTCCAAAGAACCACCATCACAGATGGGACTTCACTTTGACACACGCGTAGGTAAGAAGATCTCCAAGGACATTTATCAGGTTTCGTCCACGGATGCGAAGGTATGGATGATAAACACAAAAAATGTATTGAAATCTATAAAGGATAAGAAGAGTGGGAGTTTTAAAATTTACCCAAAGATGTTTGAAAAATTCGCAGAACAAGGTGTTCGTACATATGCATTTACGGCAGCTAAGTTGACAACAACGTATACACACGAATGTATAAGTAATATCCTCAACGCTGCGGGTGTGAAAGTAAATTAAAGTTTATACACTTTTATAAGACATGTCTATAAAGTCGGACTCCCCGCTTTACAAATATGTTGTGAAATTCATTCATACTACGTGGGGTAGTAAGGACTATTTTCCGGGACCTCAACCCATATCAATCGAGTACAAGCATTTCCCTATTTTGAAAAGGGGTAATTACACTGTGTGCGAAAAAACAGACGGTGAGAGACATATGATGGTTGCTTTGATGTTTGAGGGGAAGAAGAAATGTTTATTCGTCAATCGAGCATTCAAGATGTTTGAAGTGTCACTTAATCTCAAAAAAGATGTGTATGACGGAACAATCTTGGATGGTGAACTGTATGAGAATACACTCATGATTTATGATGCTGTAATCGTATCGGGAAAAACGGTATGGAATTCCAATTTGTTAGACCGTCTCGGGTATGCTAAGTTTGGTGTGGTACAACCGATCATCTATATGAAGTCGGATAAATGGCGTCTTCAATTGAAAGAGTTTCATCATATGAGAGATTTCAAACAGTTTATGGATGAGTATCTTCCCACAGTAAAACAAGAAGTCGACGGACTCGTGTTTACACCCATCGATGATCCTATTAGGATAGGAACACACGAAACGATGTTCAAGTGGAAGCCTCAAATGAAAAATACAGTCGATTTCTTGATGAAACGTGAACCAACGAGAGAAACGCCTGGGTACAAACCAGGTCCGCTCACATGGAGGTTATATATTCAAGAAAGGGGGAAGTTGTTTTTTGAATCTGAAATCCCATCGGGTAAAATGGAAGATCAACCGTGGTTTGAAGAAGGTGCAATCGTCGAGTGTATGTACATGGGGTGGGATGAACCCATGTGGTGGAAACCGTTGAAGAGGCGGTATGATAAAACACACCCCAATAATCGCCGAACATTTTACAGAACTATCGTGAACATCAAGGAAAATATTAAGATGAAGGAGTTTTTAGATTGTAAACCATAAAGTAAAACCCTGCTTCTTCGGGTAGAGAGTGTTCCTTTGTAGATTCATCATTTAATAAAAACCATTTATTTCTACTTTTAGCGAATGAGACATAATGTCCATCATCTTGGTCACCTACATGAATCGCACTAGAAATGAGATTATATTCATATTTATCGATGAGAATGTTTTCTATAATTTTTACATTACTTTTAGTGTCAAAAGAAATCATAAGAACTTGTGGGAGTTTGGAAAATAACATGCGAGTCGTAGCGACACTGTGCACCTCGCCACTGGTATCTTCGAAATTTTCTATCGTATTCCAATCCGTACTTTTAAGAAGCATCTCACCCATATCATTTCCCGAAGATGTGATGATATGTACACTGAAATCTTCTACATTAGATGATTTTCCATCCGGCCATATAGTCTCCTGTGTTTTCTTCCCGTAGAACCATGGTTTGATGTTCGGTACGGCTCGTTCTATGATATCTATGATACACAAGATTGCTTCTTGAACGTCATGTTGTTCGTCACTTTTGAATCTTGGGAACTTTTTCTTAAAAGATTCAAGGAGAGGTTTTGCGTTTATCATCTCTTTACCATTTTTCCAGTAAATGGCAACTAAGTGAGAATAAAGTTGTGTAAATTCACATTCTCCAACATAAGGACACTTCAAAAAATAGTTTGAAAGAACTGGAATATACAAAAGGCATTGTACTGCTGTATTGAAATAACAGGTGTTTCCGTTATTTATAAAACCTTTCATTACAATTTATAAACAAAAAACACTTAAGGGAAAGTCGCATCATATTAATGACAATGATGGACATTAAATCCATTTACGACAAGGTTAAACCCACCTTTGATTCTATGAAAGGTGAAGAGCATATCGAAGTTGAGTTACGCCTCGGCAAACATAACGGTTCCCTGTTCGATACCAACATGGGTAAAGAAACCTGGGAGCGTGTTCTCACGGGACTGAAGAAGTATCAGGGATGGGAAAGTGTGAATTCCTCCGTTGCTGATGTCTACTATAATGATGCCAACAACATTCGAATCACAGCTGATGAAGGGTCTGGTGAACAGACGATGGTCCAGAAGATCAATGTAATCAAGGAGGATTTCAAATGTAATCCGATTGATGTGCGTTTTAGCGTTTCACGGGAAATTCCAACATTTGGTGAATATGAAATGGACCGAAAGCGTAACAAGACACGCCATTCGTTCGTGCGTAAGAATCTGAGTATCGATATGACCATATCTTCAGGTGACAGCGTTGACATGGATTCTGAAGAAGAATGCTCATATCAAATCGAACTCGAGATTGTAAACCCTCAGGAAGTTAAAAATGATGATGAATTCTATAACATTATTCACAAGATTTCTGATCTTGTGAAGATTTTCTGAGTTATTAATATACAATGTCCAAGGTTAATTCGAAACAGATGATGAAAATGGCTGCCATATTTGCGGTGCTCATCGCCGCTATTATCTTCATGAGTGGTCGTGAGGAAGAGAAGGAGGAGTTCAGGGGGATGTCTAAGAGGGCGAGGAGGGCGATGAAGAGGGCGATGAGGAGGGCGAGGAAGATGAGGAGATGAAGATAATTTTCTAATATACTAGTATAAAATGTCGAACACTGTTCAGCCAATGGCCAGTGCCGTAAACCTTACTGCCCCAGCCCCCACTTTCATGAATAAGGTCAGGGCGGGTAACCGACCCACCTTAATGAAGATTGGTGCTGTCGTCGCAGTGTTGATTGCGATCATTATATTTATGCGCAGGGGATCTAAGAAGAAGAAGGAGGAATACTCAGCGAAGAAGGCGGCGGCGGCCGCGAAGAGGATGATGAAGAAGCTCATGAGGTAAAAAACTAGATAAATATTAATATAAATCACCCTTCAGATGAAACTGTTATTTCCATCTAAAGAATAGATACGTTTAATATCCATGGATGAAGCCAGACATTTGGTTGTTGAAAAACCAGATGGTTCTGTCGCGATAGCATTTAACCAAGAGGTTCCACCACCGGAACCACCGGAACCACCCCCCGAAATTATACGACCACGTTTCAGAGTTTTACTAGAATATCACCCCGTTGCGCGTGCTCTAGCGTATATATTCGTACTTGCATCTGGTGTAAATTTGGCTCTTTACATGAGAACAATAGATATTATCAATTTTGTGTTGATAGTATCTACGACGGGTGCTATACATACCGAATACCAGGCATCGATAGCAGTTGTAGTGTTTCATGGTACGTGTGCGGGGCTCATGATAGTACCATTTTGTGTTCTTAGAATGTGGGAACAAGCTATTTACCAATTTTCAATCGCTATGATGTGTATTACCGCATTTAATACATGCAATCAATTACCTAATCCCTAAATATGTCGCTGTTCAGCATCTTGAAGAGATTCCATAACATCGTTTTATGTTGTGGACTTTCAACACATTCCCAGTCATCAACTATAGACATGATGAGTTTGTTATCATCAAGCTCATCATTTTTACGAAAACTGAGGGGTGCGCGTTCTCCTTCACTCCTGACATTTCTAATGTAATCTGCTACAGTGTAAATAATAGCATCTAAAAGTTCCTCTTTGGCCATATCTAGCCAGGAGTCTGTAGGTGTCCCCCAAGTTCGCGTGTCATCATTCACTCTCACACCGTGATTATAACGTTTCAACCCGAGCTTTAACCGCTCGGTTAATTCCTCTCGGACGGGCATTTGAATTAATATTAGCCCTAAACTTTAACCAATATTTCCGGTAATCGTCGATTCCCTTTTTAGATATTTTACCCTTTTTATTGTTGAGTATATAGTTTGCCAGTGCCAACTTGAAATTATTCTTCAAATTGTATGGAACACCAGTCACGTTCGTGTTATTCATGAGGTACCTCTTCTCAAGATTTCTCTTTCTTTGCATCTTCCACTGACTCACGAGTCTTCGTTTAATTTCATTGATATCGCGTTTGAAAGGTATACCTAACGCATTCTTCTTTCTATTCAGTTTGTTAATTTCATTTTGAACCACCTTTACATCATTGTTAAGGTTGGGTTTGTATCTTTTCATCCATGTGACACCAAAATATTTGGCGAGATCATTGCGGATAGAATTTTCATTGAGCCGTCTTTTCATCTCTATGTTATTTATCTTCAACTGTCGATTCATCGCATTAATGGCATTCTTGGCATTCTTCTGCTTCTGTCTGATTGCCCTCGGGGATGGAGGTTTAACAACTGGCTTAGCGGCTATATTATTACGAGCCTTTTCAATCTTCTTACATAAACTGAGTTTAGTGTCCTTTTTGTCGTAAGGAATCTTCATGGCTTTACATATCAGTTCAAGATTAGGCTTAGAATATTGGTCACATATTTTTCGCCCGATCCGGAAGTTCTTAGTATTTACCTTTCCGGTGATGGCTACATTTTTACCCTTGGTAGTGTTTTTGAATGTGACTGTCTTTTTCTTGTTTAATTTTTTGATCTTCTCACAGATCTCTTTACGCGTTCCAAATTTACCCACCACTCCTAACTTCTTAGCTAAATCTATGAGTTCGGGTTTGGGCATCCGTTCACACCTTGTACTGTTTATGTTCAACGCAGAAACCTGTGTGGTGTTTAATATCTTCTTCTTTGTCGTCTTGGCCTTGGCCTTGGCCTTGGCCTTGGCTTTTGGTTTGGTGCGTGTCTTTTTATCACCCTCGGAGAATACCCCTGTGATGGTAATTTCACCAGCGTCGTTCATTTTTTCGATTAGACTCTGTCCCCGATTATACGCATTTAATACATCTTCGGGGCTTTTGCCGCCGAGAATCTGAACATTACCAGATTTGGTTATATTGTATTTATAATCGCCTATGTACGCGTAGAAGAATGGACCAAGTTCAGGTTCATACCTCACATCAGTCATACCATATTCTCTAAATCGGGCAGCAGCCAAGCCAAGATTTTTAAAAACACCATTGAATCTAAACTGTGCACTGATATTGTTGTATTCAAATGGATTATATAAGAAAGCCTCTTGTTCCGTGTAACGACTAACGACGAATTTCCGAATTAGCTCCGGTTGAACACTTATGTTCGCACCAACAAATCCTCCAGAAAATCGAATTTTACCATTTCTGTATATATTAAACGTAACCTTATGTGATTCTATCCCATTAGAAATCCTTAATATTATCTGAGTACTGAAATAGTCCTTGTTTATGTTACCCTTGGGACCATAGTTTTTACTATGTGAATAACCCGTCTGAAATCGACCGTATATTCCCTTTATATCTAATGTGTCTATATAAAGACCTTCACCGATAAAGGTTTTATCGAGTGGTTTTTTTACTAGTATGTTTTTTATGTTTATACGGGGTTCTTTACCGAATCCACTGTTCACGTTGGCATTAAACATACCGATGTTTAGTTTACTCATTGAAAGTCGTGTAGGGGCAATATAATCTAATGAAGTATTGTTGAAATTTGCTTTACCTAATGCATTTTTGAATGCGTTTTCGTTTATATCACTGAACTCATTTTCAAGGGGGTCATTCTCAAATTCCTTAAACATACCTTCGTATCGTTTGTCATTGACGATATTCCTTTGGAGTGTATTAGGAACTTCTTGTCTCTTCAAAAGATTAAGTTCCACTTCGCGGGGAACCTGGACATTTGGCGCACTCCTGGGTGGTGGCCACTGAAGTGATGGGCTACGCCTAGGACCCGTGGTCTCTATTCTGATGCCTGAGGTTTCCACGAATTCTCGAATTCCTCGACTCATTACTATTATGTACAGGTATTTTTTTTAAAACTCGTCTGTGAATCCGAGTGATTCTTCGATCACGTTAAGACCGTAAATGATGGGTTGCTTGGGGTACAATCGCCCCTTGTATGTGACCGATTCGTTCCTGACTTCAACATCTCTTGAACTGAATGGTCCAATGTAGAAATCGGGGTGAAACTTATGCCTCCCAAGGTTGTTTTCTTGGCAGTGTTGATTGAACACTTGAATAAACAACTTCTGGGGTACAAACATATCTTCACCAAACTCGATATTCGTAGACTCAAGGAAGTTTGTGAGTGTACTCGCAACCATCGCCACTTGCTTTTGGATGAGCTTGAAATAATTAGGCACCACATTCCAAATATCTCTGTCCCTGAATTTATTGGAATAATCTAGGTATCCACGCACACATTTGAGTAGAATAATAGGGAGCTCCTTCTCCAACTTCTTTTCAAGGTTTGGGTCTGCTTCCTGAACCTGTTTAGTAAAGTTCCATGGGAGAATACGACGCAGTACGGAACCAGAATTATCTTTCCAGTTTGGAATCTCATTTCCACCGAGTACCCCGGGTACCTTCCAATCCAGTGAAACCGCTATTTTGTTCTTGACTGCGATAGAAACCCTTTCACCTGATACGATGGACTGAAACTCAGCCTGTTCGAGTGCGAGGTCACCCTTAATCTCCGGTGCGATGAACATGAAACTGTCTTTCAAGGCTGACAGACCGAACTTCCTCTCAATGTTGTTCCCGAGTGTGCCTACGTCCTGACTTTCATAAAAACGCTTGAAAACATTGTTAATGAGTGTCGATTTACCAGACCTCGCGATACCCTTGAAAAATGGAATGACTTGCCAAGAATCAAGATCACCAACATCATAGCAGAGGCGTCCACCCATAACATAAGCCCAGTTACACACTTCGGGCTCGAACTTTTGGTAATGTAAAACCTTATCAAAGTGCGGTGTGGGGATATCTTGCCAATTTTCGAGATGGGAAAAGTCATCAAACTGCTGATCGAAATACTTACATGAGATGATAGTTGGGTCTAGGCACCGAAACTCCTTACTGTCGTATGGGTAAAAGCGAGAATCATAAACCCCGCGGTCAGGAATCCATTCCTTTCCAACAAAAACACCATTCTTAAATGACCATACATGACGCCTCTTTTCAATCTCGGGAAACTGTGGATCGATGCACTTAGAAATGTATTCAATCACATCCCTGTATACGGTTCCTCGACTGGTAAAGTTTTTCCAGTTTGAGAATTCATCATCTTTAGGCGCGATGTTACGGACAAAAGTCTGGATTTCCTGCTTCGCAACCCATGCCCGGGTGCAATACCCATCGATGGTCTTGATTTCTTCACAGCAAAAGTCTTTGTATCGTCGGTACCCAGATTTATACGCTTCATCGAGTGTATAGAGGAGACACTTTTGATACGGGGAACAATCATCAATCTCATCTTCGTCCATGGTGGAAGGGTCCGAACTTGAGGATACCTGTGGAACTGCCATTGGGTTGACAACACGCTCGTATGCTATGAAATGGCGTCTGATATTTTCATAACCATCTTTCAGCTGTTTGACGACGTTATTGACTCGTTTCCACAGTGTGATTCCATCACCGTTTACATCGTGAGATTCGATCTTGAGATCCCTGACCCGATTCTTCAAGTCAATGATAAAACGACGCTGTCGCTCTCGGATTCCCTTGATAGCCAGAATATCAATTCTTCCAGGAATGGGGTTATTGTTACTGTCCCAATTATCGGCGTGGATGAATTGCCTGTACCCCAACTCACGTGCATTTCTATAATCTTCAGTCTGAAGATCCCAGAAGATTTCAAACTTCCTCACAATTTCAATTATTTGGTCCTCATTCATCGATTGGATTTGCTCTTTTTGTAGTTCAGCCAGTGCTTCATACCTGTTCGGTTCCTTATCGATGAAGTGAGTGTCTTCCATGCTTACTCTTACTATGAATTTTTCTTTTAACTAAATTTTTAATCCTGAAGCTTGGCAAGAATCTTTATAAGGATTTTATTCTGTACCTGCATTTGGTTAGAAATCTCGACGAGAGCTGAACATACAGTGTCACCATCCTGTGTCGCCATGAGAGAAGTCATCAAACCTATGATGTCAGTCTCATCGTCCTCAAGGTCCTCAAGGTCCTCGATAATTTCCTGGTCATCTACCGATATCTCATCCTCAGTCTCATATTCGTCGGAGACGATTTCACCCTCTTCAAATTCTTCAGGCTGTGTGGACATTTGAATTAGACGGAGAAAAAGTAGACTGCGAAATTTCGCACATTCAACCAGAATTATTTTCTCTGCTTATAGTACAACAACTCTCAAAATGGCCGGTGGTCTTATGCAACTCGTGGCTTATGGTGCCCAGGACGTTTACCTGACTGGTAACCCTGAGGTAACTTTCTATCAGGCGAAATACAAGCGCCACACTAACTTCGCGATGGAGAACATCGAGCAGACCGTCAACGGTACTGCCGCCAACTCCGGTCGCGTCTCCGTCACCGTCGCCCGTAACGGTGATCTCGTCGGTGACATGTACCTCGAACTCGAGTCTGACATCGCCGCTACCGCCACCGCGGAGGCTGGTGACTGCAACTGGGTCGCCGAGCGTGCGGTTTCTTCCGTCGAATTATCGATTGGCGGACAAAGGATTGACAAGCACTACCAGAAGTGGTGGCGTCTGTACTCCGAGCTCTACCTCGATGAGGCCAAGAAGGCCACTTGGGGTAAGATGACTACCGCGGCTGATGGTTCCACTGTCTATTTGCCCCTAGTCTTTTTCTTTAACCGCAATCCCGGACTTTACCTCCCACTAATTGCTCTGCAGTACCATGAGGTGCGCATTGATATTGACCTCGCGTCCGATTTCACCACCTTCCTCAACGCGTCCGTCTTCAAGGTCTGGGCCAACTACGTGTACCTTGACACTGAGGAACGTAGGCGATTTG